CTGCAAGAAGCAGGCGAGCTTCACGTCGGCCGGGACGATCGCCACGGCCGCGTCGTCGTCGTAGTCCCAGACCTGCCCGCTGCGGATGGTCTTGCCGGCCGGCCACATCGCGATGTCGTCCGGCGCGAAGCGGGGGAACTGGCGGACCTGGTCTTCGTCGTACTTCTCCCCCGCCAGGCGGAGGGCGTCGATCTGGTCGGTCGCCTGATTGACCGCCGCCGACCGCTGGGACTCGCTCGCCCCCGTCCAGGCGGTGATGTCCGCCACGCGAAGCGCGTAGGCGTCGCACTCGGCCAGCGTGATGTAGCCGTCCGCCGAGCCGTCGCCCAGGCCGGTGACCGTGAAGACGTGCCGGATGGTTTGCCCGGCATAGATGATCTCCCAGGCGACCGTATACGAAAGACCCTCGGTGGCGGTGAACTCGATCTCGTAGACGCCTGTCGAGAGTTTTGTCAGGGCCGTGTTGTCGGCGACGATCACCGTGCCCGCCAGGGTTTCCTTGACGCCGTAGGCCGCGAGGGCGTCGCTGACCTTCCAGCTCGTGGGGTCCGTCGCGACGCCGGCAACCTCGAATGTGTCCTGGACCTTCACTGCGTTCTCCTATCGGATCGTCACCAGGTGCTCGCCCACTGAGACGTTGACCGGGGATCCGGGCGTCAGCGCGTTGATCTTCGCGTCGATCGATTCGGCCTCCGCCGCGCCGGCCGTGGGGGCTTTCGTCATCGCGTCGCGGACCTGTTGCTCCGTGAGCACCACGCCGGCCTCGACCAGCTCGGCCGCGATCAGGGCGGGGTCGGTCGGGTCCGCGACGGCCGCGACGGCCGCGACGGCGGCGGTCGGGGCCACGTCGGCGACAGCGGCGGTCGGGGCCACGGCCGCGACAGCGGCGGTCGGGGCGACGGCGGCGACATCGGCGGTCGGGGCGACGGCGGCGACATCGGCGGTCGGGGCTGTGGCCGCGACGGCCGCCGTAGGGGCCACGCCGGCGGTCGGCGCGGTGGCCGCCACGTCGGCGGTCGGCGCTGTGGCCGCGACATCGGCGGTCGGGGCGACGGCGGCAACATCCGCCACGGCCGCCACGGCGGCCACGGCGGCCACGGCGGCCACGTCGGCGACGGCGGCGGTGGCTGCCACGGCCGCTGTCGGGGCCATCTCGGCCGGGCGGTAGAGGACGTACGTGTCGTCGGCGTCGGGCGCGACGTTCCAGTCGGGTACGACGGTGCATTGCTGGTTGCTGGCGGTGCAGGCCTGAAGGACGCGGCACTCAACGGCGCCGTCGATCGTGGCCACGCACAGGTAGCCGTCGTATTGCCCGTTGACCGCGACGGCACCGGCCGCCAGCGTGATGTAGCCGGCCGCGCCGCCCTGGCTCGTGCCGGACGCCACGTTGACCAGGTGCTTGGGGTTCAGGACGAAGGCCGTCGACTTGATCCCGGCCGTGCTCGTCTTGAGCACGCCGGCGACGACCTCCGCCGTCATGTTCGCGGCGGTGAAGGCGATCGAGTACTGCCCGCCCCCGATCTCCCCTTCCGTGCCTCCATCCGCGATCGTGTCCCCGTTGAGCGAGATCTCGCTGTCCAGGTCGGCCGCCCCGGCCGTCGGGTCGCCGTCCGCGTCCAGCAGCGGGATGACGAGGATCCACGGCACGCCGTAGACGGGGTAGCCCAGTGCGTTGTTTCGCATGGCGGTGTTTTCAGCCATTTTTCACCATTACCAGATTCCCCTTCTGGGCGTCGCGCCCGGAACGCCGCCCATCCGCCGCATGGCGGGGTGGCCGGCGGCCGCCTCGTTGTACGCGACCGTCTCCATGGGCCGGTCGCCCGCGTCGGCGGCGGCGGACGAGTAGTAGTGGCTGGCCGTGCTGCCGGCCGAATCCGCGCTGTCCTGGCCGACCATGCCGTTGTTAGCCAACGTGCCGTCCACCCAACCCTGGACCACGTCCGTGTCCTGCGCCACGTCGTCGTACGTCGTTCCCGGCGTGTCCGTGCTCGCGATGCTCGCACTGCCCATCACGGCCGCCTGGCGGTCATTGCCGTCCGACCGGCAGCCTGCCGTTGTCCAGTTATTTCCAGTCGAGCGGATGTTCCACGTGGATTGGGACTCGACCCACGGTTGCAGGATGGCCCGCCAGTAAATCGTTCGCGATGCCGCCAGGCAGGCGATGCGGACCACCAGCCGCATGGTCGCGGAGGTGACGGTCGCGGTGGACGGGATGGAGGACAGGTCGAACTGGATCAGGTGGCCGTAGTGCGTGCCGCCGTACGAGCCGGTGTAGAGCTGGTCGGTCGTACTGTAGTTGGTCGTATTGAAGAACGCATCAATCCCCGTGTCTTTGCCGCTCGTCTCGTCGGGCTGTGTCACCAGCGGCGACGGATCGAGAATCCATCCATCCCAATCACCAGCCGGAATCGTCACAGTCAGGACCAGCTTGTCGCCCTGTCGGGTGATAACCCAGTTGAGCATGACTGGCACGGCGAACTTCGTCGGATGATATAAATGTGGCCTAGGGATCCGCCACGTGGGGGCGGCCAGCGTTTTCTCGTCGAGGCCGCTGTTTTCGTCGATGCGGAACGCGAACGACCGGGGCGAGCCCGTCCTCAGGTGAATGTTCTTCCGGAGAAAATGGAGGCCGTCAATCAATTCCAGGTCCGTCCCGCCCGCCCACGCGGAGGGAAAGCGGATCGACCTCGCGGCGAGGTTGATTACACCGTCAACGTTCGCGGTGCCCAGCGGAGTGAATTCGATGTGCGAACCGCCGTGGCCGAAACGTGCGACCGGGGCGGTGCCACTCAACTTGGGGCGGATGCGGACGGTGAGCAGCCCGCTCTTCCCGATCGTCAGGTTGGAGTCGCCCGTGGCGGCCCAGGGTCCGTCGAGCCGCCGCATGTGACCGCTGCCGATGTCGTACGCAATCGGCGCGACTGAGAACGTGGACCGATGGCTCCTCGGCCCGGTCTGCTCGTGCTCGTGATATGCGTACAGATCAACCATTCATTCTCTCTGCGTTCTCTGCGTCTCTGCGGCCCACGGCCGTCTCGGCCGTCCCGTCAAAATGCCCTTGCGGGCACACTACGAACGGGCACTACAAACAGAACTCTTTCTTCACTACCGCCAGGCGGACGCCGGTGACCTCGGGACCGACCCAGCGGGAGCGGACCTGGTTGCACAGGTTGTCCCCGTGCAGCGCGATGGCGTAGTAGCGGCCGTCGTCGATCCGCCGGGCGAACTCGTGGACCTTCCCGTGGTTTCCGCCCAGGTCGGGCGGGCCGCCCGCGAAGTCGGCCACGCGGCACACGCGGGCCAGGACGGCCGCCGAAAAATGGTTCCACTCGTAGATCCGCCCCGTTAGCGGGCGAGCTGGCTCGCCGTTCGTCGTCACTTCGATGCCGTACCCGTCGCCGAACTGGAGGAACTCCTGCCCGCGATCCAGCCGCGCGGCCTCGGCCTCCCAGCGGGCCAGGGCCTTGGGATGGAACATGTCGTCGCTGTCGATCCGGCCGTACAGGACCGGCTGGGCGTGGGGGAAGTACTCGCACACGTCGCGGGCGGCGACGGTCGTGTCGTAGACGATGCGGCACCGCACGTCGCCCGCGCAGGCGTCGGCCAGCGGGCCGTGCAGCGGCCACAGGTCCGGATCGCAACAGATCCACGCCCGCCAGTTGGGCATGGTCTGCCGGATCAGCGACGGCAGCGTGTACGTGGTGAATAGGTTCAGCCGGTGGGCCTGCCACTCGGGGCGAAGACGCTTGTCGTTCTTCGCGCAGGGGCCCGTGAGAAAGAGATCCCAGTTGATGCGCAGGATGGTCAGCATTTTTCCAATAGGTCCTTCGGCAAAAGGGGGCAAGAAGAAGGGACTAGGGATTAGGGACTAGGGATTAGGGGAGGAAGGGGAGCGTCTGTTTCCCTAGTCCCTAAACCCTAGTCCCTAGTCCCTGCCGCATTACATCCAAAACATCCCGTAGCCGGCCCACTCCTGGATCAGGAGCGAGCGGCGGTGGTTGGACCACTCCCGCCAGATCGGGTGCAGGCCGGACAGGACGGCGGCGGCGCAGGGGGCCAGGGCCTTGGCCGGGCAGGGCCCGCCGCAATCGTGCAGGATGACCAGGCCGCCCGGGCGCACCAGCGGGGCGTACATCGCCAGGTCCCGCCGGCAGCCGGCGGGCGAGTGGTCGCCGTCGATCAGGAGGACGTCCACGCTGGTATCGGCCATGGAGAGCCGCTCCCAGCTAAACAATGCATCCCTGACGATGCCCAGCGTGAGCTCGTCGTGGGAGTCGCCGGCGACCAGGTCCACGGAATAGCCTCTCGTCCGCATGGCGGCGGCCACGCGGGCCAGCTCGTCGCCGGCCCGGGCCAGGGGGCGGTCCACCGCGATCAGCAGCGAGCCGGCGGGCATGACCCCGCCGAAGGCCCACAGCGAGCCGCCCTGAAACGAGCCGATTTCCACATAGACCTTGCCCCCCTGGCGGGCGACCTGGTCGGCGACCTGGTCAACCTCCCACGCCGTGGCCGAGCAGACGTGCGGACTGATTTCAGATGGCGATTCAGTTTCCACGATTGGCTCCTTCCCGGCCGAGCATCGCGGCCAGCATCCGCCCGTCCGCCAGCTCGGCGTTGGAATACTGGCGACACGCCAGCGTGTACAAAAAATCGCGGACGGCGTCGGAGGGCGGGGCCCAGCCGTCCATCATTCGTTCGATGCCCGCCTTCAGCCCGGCGAGACATGTTTGGATCGCCAGCCCGGCGATGCACGCGAGGGCGGGGCCGAGGGCCAGCACGGGGCAACCCCAGGCCAGCGACTCCTGGATGGAGTTGGAGTTGATCGTGACGCAGAACCTCGCGCCGTCGACGTCCTCCCTCAGCGTTCGCTTGTGCCTCGAGCCGGCCGGCGTCAGCGGGTGCGGCCGGTAGAGGACATCAGTCCCCGCGGGGACGGCCGCCAGGACGGCCTTCAGGAGCTGCTCGCTGTCCTGGACCTCCGCGTCCTGGAGCTGCGCGTCCCGCGGGACCTGGCCCAACACGAGCACATAGCCCGTGTCGCGTGAGTTCATGGAAACGGGCTGGCAGCCGAAGGCGCCGACGAACCGGGCCGCCCCGTGCGGCGGGGCCGAGCGGGAGAGCTCCTCGCGGCACGCCCAGGATGCCGTGTGATTGAACCCGCAAGGGTCGACCTGGGCGTAGTGGTGTCGGTTGAAGAAGCCGCGCTCCAGGATGAACACGGGTACGCCGGCGTCTCGGAATCGCCGCGTGATGTCCTGCCGGACGTCCTTCGCCCCGTTCCATAAAAAGACCGCGCCGATCTGGCGGCTGGTCAGCGGCCAGCAGGGCGTCTGGCTGTGCGGCGGCGAGACGACCTCCAGCGGGATCGCCGCCGCCCGCAGCCCGGCCAGGCTCGCCGCCAGCGGATGCAGCGGGTTTTTCAGATCGCGGTGGTGGGCGACGACCAGGGCGTCGCCGGGCCGGCACCGCAGCACGGCCGGGCCATGGGCCGGGTGGCGGAGATCGCCGCGATCGCCGTAGTAGTCACGCAGCGACTTTTCGCCAGCGCCCCCGCCGCCGTCCAGCCACGCCTCCAGGTCCGCCTGGTAGCGATGGACCGTCCCGCCCCTGGAGTGTCGAGGGTGGCGGTGGTGGCAGACCGTCGCGTCGCAGGGGTTGGCCACCCAGGCGGCCACGCCGGCGAACGTCGCGGGCTCGGCCAGCAGCGTGCCGGCTGCCAGGTCGCTGCCGAGCGCCTGGAAGAACGACGCGACGGCCGGGCTGGACAGCGCGGGGTAGCCGCGCGGATGGTGCAGGTGCCAGGCCCGGCCGGCCGACAGCGGGACGCGGCGGACGACCGGGGCCAGGCCCCGCTCCTGGAGGCTGCGGTCGAGCACGCCCATGAGGTCGTAGACGTCCTGAAAAAACAGGTGCGGCCGGCCATGGTCCGTGAACCGCACGGCATCCATCCAGTCCACCCGCATGGCGAACAGGTCCTCGATCCACCGCTGGCTGGCCAGCGTCGCCTGCTCGTCGCGCGACGGCAGCCAGTGTACGTCGGGGATTTTTCCAAACTCGCTCGCGTCGCCGGGGACGGGGACCTCCCCTTTGTCCATGATGCGCCTGATCTCGTTTGAAAAAAACTCGGAGCACTGGCACTGGCCGTGCTGGCGGATGTCGTCCACCGAGCCGGGCCGTCGCAGGTTGCCCAGCAGCACGTGCGGCCAGCGGGCGGAGGCGGCGTAGTCGAGCATCCCGGCGATCATGCCGGGGCAGGCGATCTCTTCCTTGTGCATCAGCATCAGGTACCGCCCGCGAATCATTGGACGCATCGCCCGCAGCGAGGCCACCAGGTCCCACAGGACCCGGCCGGCGACGACGCGGCTGCCGGCGTCGACGAGCTCGAAGGGAGAGGGGAGAGGGGAGAGGGGAGACGCGGAGAGGAGCGGCTCCTCCTGCACGTTGGGATCCTGGTTCAGGACGATCACCTGGCAGCGGTCGCGGACGGCGTTGCCATTGAACCGATCGTCGAGCAGGCCCTGAAGGCAGTACCGAATGAGCGACGGGTCTTTTTCCGCGTCGTTCACCACCACGATCGTCAAGTCTTTTTCCATAGTGTTCCTCATTGTTGTTTGCCCCCTCTCCCCTCAGGCCGTGGGCACGGCCCGCAGCTCCGAGCCGTCCGACAGGTTGACCAGGCTGCCGCCCGCCGCCTGGACGCCGATCAGCGCGGCGGCAAATTGCTTTTCGATGGGGCCCGGCACCGGCCGGTCGTAGACGCCCCGCCAGCCGATCTCCGCTCCGCCGTACGGTGGGCGCATGTGGGCGAATGAGCCGCAGTAGTCGACGCCGAGCAACGCGATCTCACGGGCCCCGTGCAGAAACGACCAGTTCACGGCGGACAGGACGACGCTGCTGTTCTTCATCACGGCCATCTCGCCGTTGGCGTCGCGGCAATCGGCCGGCTGCCAGGACGCCACCTGGCGGACGAACTGGTCGCAGTCGGTGGTCCGGTCCTCGCTCGGCCCGACCCGCCAGCCGTCGAACGCCCGCCACAGCTCGTGGTAGGCATTGGCGTAGCGGGGCTCCAGGAAGAGGTTGTGATACGAGTCGCGGATGACGGCCGCGTCCAGGCGAATCGAGTGGGTGAACAGCGAGCTGAGCGCCAGGCAGCGGTTGGTGCCGACGATCATCAGCCTGCCGGCCGACTGCATCCCGCGGACGTGGTCCCAGAACGGCGGCATCATGCGGTCGATCGACGATCCGTTGCCCAGGATCAGCGCCCCCTCCGCGCACGGCGGCTTTTTCATCAGGCCCATTTTGAATGTTCTCCTCTGTGTCCTCTGTGACTCAGTGGCCCATGCGTAAAAAAAGCGGGCGGCTGGGCGTGCGAGATCGCCCAGCCGCCCTTGCCCGCATCGCCGTTGTGCGCTTACGCGGAGGCGTTGAAGACGCCCTTGACGATCTTGAGCTGGCGGTGGTCGTTGTAGTCCTCGTCCCAGTTGCCGGCCGTGGCGAGCTGGGCGTCGGTCGGGTTGGTCGTCGCGCTATTCCACTTCATCCCGTAGATCTCGAACTCCACGTCGAAGTCCTCGCGGACGTACGTCATGGAGCTTTCCTTGAGGATGTCGCGGGCGATCTCGACGCCCTGGTCGTAGACGACCGTGGCGGTCAGGGCCCCGACGCCAAGGCCCAGGATGCCGTACTGCGTGTAGTACGTGCTGGTCTGGGCGGCGATCAGGGCGGGGATGTCGGCGACCAGGACGGTGCGGTTGAGGGCCGCGATCACGTCGCGGGCGAACGTCTGGCCGGCGATCGAGTCGATCTTGTAGTTGCCGATCGAGTCGGCGATCAGGTCGGCGAAGATCATGCTCGGGATCACGAAGAGCTTGATGTCCTCGCGGGCGTCGGCCATCTTGTTCAGCAGCGTGTTCAGCCGGGCCAGCGTGCAGGTGACGCGGGCCCCGGCCGTCTTGGCCCGGGCCACGTTGAGGATATGCACGTCGGCGGCGGCCACGCCGGTGGCGGACGTGTCGGCCGAGTCGATCGCCGCGACGGCCGCCGCCAGCAGGTTGTTGCGGATCTTGAGGATCTTGGCGTCGGCGAACTGGGAGCCCAGGTTCGTCATCGCCGCGTTCATGTCGAAGCTCTTGCCGGCCTTGCGGGCCTGGATGTCGGTCACGCTGACCGGTCCGCAGCCGCAGGTGGTCCGGACGGCCTTGCCGCCGGTCATCTCCAGCTTGGCGATGTTGACCGCGTTGCCGGGGTTGGCGTTGTCGCGCCGGCTGACCAGGTCGCTGATCGGCTTGAAGCGGGCGGTCTCGGTGAAGTCGCCGCCCACGGCCGCCTGGCGGGCCGGGTCGCTGGCCAGGACGATGCAGCCGCCGCTGGCGGCGTTGAACACCTCCAGCCGCTCATTGGTCCGGCGGTACTCCTCGGCCCGCAGGAGGTCCTTGTAGACCATGTCGGTCGGGGCCCCATACTCGGTGGTCACGCGGAAGGTCAGGAGGGCCAGGGCCATCAGGCCCAGGGCCAGGAGGATCCCGCCGCTCGAATACACGCTCGCTGCTAACATGGTGCTTCCTTTCTAAATGAGGTCGTTCTCAGGATCGGTTCGGTCAATGGCCACTTCGGCAAACGCGCCGGGCGATGGGCCACAGAGGCACAGAGGACACGGGGCTTTAGAGGGTTGGAGTTTGTCCGTGCCTCATGTGCCCCTGTGGCCGCGCCGGCTATTTCCTGGCGGCCAGGGTCAGGTACGCCTGGATGCCGTTCTTCTGGATGAACTCGGCCTTCAGGGTCGGGTTCGCGTCGAGCTGGGCGATCGTCGCGGTCTGGGCGCCGGAGTTGGCGGCGGTCCCGCCCCCGGCCGCCGAGCCCACGTCGCCCAGCTTGAAGCCGTAGTCCTGCGCGTCCTTCTTGAGCCGCTCGAACGCGGCGGCGATCCCCGCGTCCAGCGCGGCCGGATCGTCGGTGTCCGGGATCTCGGCCCGGTAGGCGGGAGGCAGCTTGGCCGCCTTCTCCTTGAGGTACGCGTCGCGCTTCGTCTTCTTCTCGGCGGCAGCCGCCTTGTCCGCAGCCGCCTTGTCGGCAGCCGACTTGTCCGCAGCCGACTTGTCCGCAGCCGCCTTGTCCGCGACGGCCTTGTCGGCTGCGGCCTTCTCGCCGGCAGCCGCGCCGGCGGCCGCGTCGGCGACGACCTTGCCGGCCTTCAACTCCTCGACGATTTTTTCAAAGCTGATCACCTTGCCGGCCACGGCGTCCTCGACCAATTTCTGCACCGCCTGCGTGTCCTTCTCGTCCAACATGTTTTGTAAACCTGCCTTTCGTAATGCGCGTAATGGTTTGTCCCGTCACCGATCCCCTTCGGCAAACGCTCATGCGATGGGCCACAGAGGCACAGAGAGGGAAATAGACAAATACCTGTCCGGCCGTTCTCTGCGTTCTCTGTGGCTCTGTGGCCCTTTCATCAGTCCTTGCCCACCAGGCGTTTGAGGATCTTGCCCTCGGCGTCCATCAGCGCAATGGGGATCGGCTCGTCTCGGCCGCGACTCGGCCGCCCCCGCGCCTCGGAGGCCGTGACGTAGCGTTTGCCCGTGGGCTCCTGCCCGCCGCGCCGGCCCTTGTCGCGCCCGCCCGCGATGTACGGCGCGAGCGAGTGAGTGCAGTTCGGGTGAAATGGGGGGCCGCCTGAGATTTCCCCCAGGTCGGGGTACTCGCTGGATCGGCCGGAGATCGAGTAGATGTTGCCCACCAGGCCGTCGCAGACGGGACAGCCGTCCGTGATCCCCATCACCTGGACCAGGTCCAGCAGGTCCGGATCGCCCAGCTCCTCGCCCGCCGCCGTCAGGCGGTCCACCGTGGCGGCGGTGACCGCCTCTCTCAATTGCGAATCAGCAACCATCCAACAATATTCGCGGATGTCCATCCTCCGGCTGCCGGCCTGGATGTAGCCGCCCGCGAAGTCGGCGATGTCTTCAAGCTGCTTGGCCGTCATCTTCCCGCTGGCCAGCAGCTCCCGCCCGCCCTCGGCCAGGCGGGCCCGCAGCCCCGCCGCGATTTTTCTAACGGACCCGCCGCTGATGAGCCCCTTGGCTATGATCTCGCTGACCTGGTGGTCCTTCAGGACGAGCTGGCTGGTCTTGCGGATGATCCGCCTGCCGGCGTCGGCGATGGACTTGTTGGCCCCGGCCAGGTCGCGGGCCATCTGCCGGGCGATGGTCGATACCGCCCCCTCGTTGACGCGGAGGAAATCGGCCCGCATCGTCGCACTGCCGTCGCCCAGTTCCACGCCCGCCCGATCCAGGTCGCGGAATACGGCGACGGCCGACTTGTCGGCGATGTCGTCGATCCGCGAGCCCACCCACCGGTCGCTCTGGAGGCCCAGCCGCCTGGAGATCTGATCGACCTGGCGGAGGAGGATCGACGCCTTGCCCCGCTGAAAAGCGGTCGAGCCCAGCAGGCCAGCCAGGTCGCGGGCGGCCTTGCCGTAGATCCCGGCCAGGACGTTCAGCTCGGCGGATGATGGGGCGGGGGCGGCCATCGATTATTGCCTATTTACGACGGGCCGAGGACGGGCGTATGGTCCTGGATGCGGTTGACCAGTTTTGGGTTGTCCACGATGAACTGGTAGAGCCCAGCGCCCAGGGCGGTGATCGCCGCGTGGGGGAGACCGAGCTCCAGGATGGAGTTGATCGCCTCGACCACCTCGTGACAGAAGACGCCGTTGAGGTACTGCGTCTCGGTGGCAGGGTCCAGCGAGATCCGCGACGTGTAGGCATCGTGCTCCCCGTCGTGACCGTCCCGGACCATGGCCCGGTCGGCGACCAGACTGTACGTGATGCCCAGGATGCGGACGGTCTCCGCGTGGGGTTTTCTCTTTTCATTCATTTCGCCTGTCTCCGCGTCCTCTGTGCCTCTGTGGCCCACCCGCCACGATGGGGCGCTACGCCGTAGGAATGGCCCAGGATCAACTTTGCGCCCCCTCAGCGACCTTCCGGGCCTGTGCGGCGAACTCGGGGGGGATCGGAGGGTCGGCCGCCTCGCCGTTTTTGTCGCCGTTTGGCGGGGCGTCTCCCGTCTCCCCTCCCCCCTCTTCCTTCTTCTTCACGTCGTTGCCGGCCGAGCCCAGGATCTTGACCGCCTGGGCGGGCTTGAGATTGAACATGATCTCCAGCAGCCCCTGCCCGCTGTCCTTCGGGATAGAGCCGTCGTTGACGCCCTGAACGATGGCGACGGCCTGGGCGAGCTGGGCCCCGTTGGGGATGAAGGTCTCGCTGACCTTGATGTCCTGTCCGCTTCCCGGCTCCTCCACCGCCGCATCCTCCACCGCCGCCGCGCCGGTCGCGGCCGGCTCGGGCGGCTGCTCGGTCGCGGGCTTGTCCTGCAGATCCAGTCCGCCGTCCCGGAACGAGGTGGGCAGGCTGGCCTCGGCCTCCTCGCCCAGCCGGCCGATCTCCTCCTCGATCTCGGACTCGGACCAGTTCTTGTGGACCATCCGCAGGGCCACCCGCGTGGACATCAGCCCGCCGTCGTGATAGCCGGTGGTCGCGTCCTTGATCGCCTCCTCGTCGGCGGGCAGTCCGTCCGACCAGGTGGTCGTGATCTCGCCGGGGGTGAAGGTCGGCGCGGCGGCGAACTTCACGTCCAGCGCCAGCGCGATGCGGACGAGTTCGCGGACCTGGGGCTCGGCGTAGATCTGCTTGCGGTTCACGCGGGCCAGCGTCTGCGACGCGGCCAGCCGGAATTTTTTCCACGAGTCGGCCGACGTGTTGCCGCCGCCCAGCCCGACCAGGACGGGTGCCACCTCCATGTGGCCCAGGAAGGCGTTGGTGTCGCTGGTCAGGGCCGCGAGCTGGTGTTCGAGCTGCGACTCCCACGTGATGTAGCGGACGGCCGGCACGTTCATGTCGGGGTTGGTGATCGCCCGGCCGTTGACGATCACGTTTCCGCTGGCGTCCAGCAGCTTGGACGCCACCTCCATGCTGGGGTCGCCGTGGGTGTCCAACACCCTGGCGATCTGCGAGCGGCGGTTGTTGATCTCGTCGGCCAGGTCGCCCACGTCGTCGAACGGAAAAAAATCCGACGCGCCGACCCCGCCGGTGCTGTAGTTGGGTATCTCGACGATCGCCGGCTCGCTCAGCCCCGTCTCCTGCGCGGGCTGGATGTCCGGGCCCAGGGCCGAGAGGTCCAGTTGCGCCGCGACGGTCGAGGCGTCCTTGTCGTCCAGCCGCCAGAGCTCCTGGACAATGTAGCCCTTGCCGCCGACCACGCGGTGATCGATCACGCGGACGCACGGCTGGCCGTTGACGGCGAGGCGGTACTTGATGGTCGCCCCCAGGAGGATCCGCGTCCCGTGCTCGTAGCGCGGGAAGACGTTCTCGGGCGCGACGGTCTCGTAGGTCACCGCCCCGCCGCGAATGAGCGGCTGGATCCACGCGGTGCCGGACCACGATGACTCCACCGCCGACTGGTAGAGGGACTGATGGATCGTGCCGCCGGCCATCACACGGGCGAGGGCCGCCTTGAGCCCCTCGTTCTTGGTGTCCTGCGGCGCGACAGTGAGGGCCTCGCCGTAGAGCAGGTCGGCGTACTTGAGCACGCAGCGGCCGGGCCAGTTCTCCGTGAGATACAAAACGTTTCGCGGGTCCGGGCCGATCGCCTTATAGCTGTGCTTGGTCAGCCGCCCCTTGAAAAAAAGGTCCATGTGCCGGCCGTCGTACAGGCAGCGGTACCGCGCCAGCTCGGCCACGCGGCTCTTCTCTTCGTCGCTCAGCCAGGGCTTCTTCGCCGTCAGGATCGTCGTCGTGTCATCCGCCATGCGTTTTCTCCGTCCCTCGAATTTCGATCACCATCCGGCCGGCTTGTCCACGATCCGCATCCGCCCGGACAGCGAGGCCTCGCGGGCGGCGTCGATGGCCCACAGGCCCGACTCCAGGTAGTCATCCTTGATCCACGTGCTGACGCGGTTGCCGGACTCGTCGGCCAGGTCCACCGTCTTTCGCCGGCCCTCGTAGCTGGGCACGCTGCCGCTGGCGTCCTCGCTGTAGTTGGTCCACTCGGCGTGCAGGACGTAGTAATGCGCGGGGATCGTCAGCCGGCGCGTGACGACCAGGCCGTGTGCCTGCTCGACCAACTGCGTCTTCGCCTGCGCCGTCATGCTGCAGACGTGGACCTTGCCGCCCCACCACTGTTTGCCACACCACTCGCCCAGGTCGCTGGCCTGGTGGGATTCGAGATTGCACCCGCCGATGCCCCACGCGTCGGCGATCTGGTCGAGCTTGGCCGCGATGGGGTCCCTCAAGGCGAATCGATATTCCCACGCGCCGACCCACAGGTAAAAGGTTCCGTCGCACTCGGTGTGCTCGATCACGCGACCGTGGTCGTCGTAGACGGGGACAAGCTGTTTGTACATCTTGGGCAGGAAGTACTTCGCGACGGCGGTGACCACTGATCGATCAGGGTCTTTGGAAAAGGCCGACGCGCGGTCGAGCCCGACGCCGATCGCGTACGAGCCGTCTCCGCCCTGGCGGAGGATCCACTGGCGCAGATCGTCGGGGCCCATGACGGCCGGCAGCGGGACGAACAGCGGGTCGATCTGCTCGGCCGACCACAGCGTGTCCCCCGCCCCGCTGGGGAGATTGCAATGATTCCTCAAAAACTCCCCGCGGGTCATCTGCTTGAAGCGCCCGCGAATCCAGGCCGCGTCCAGCCACGGGTGGATCACCTGCGACGGGTCGTCCAGCCCGATCCCGCAGCCGCGACGCAGGACGTCGTCGATGTCCGCGAAGTGGATCCACACGGCCCCGATCGACGGGTCGCCCACGTCCGGATTTTGTGGACGGGACTCGACCGCAGCGGACGCGGCCTCCTGTTCGGCGTCCAGGGCGAGCTGGACGTAGCGGTAGACGGCGTTGTCCACCGAGCCCATATTGCTATCGACGATCGCCAAGCCGCACCAGGCGTCGCCGGTGGAGGACGCGCCGACCTGATAGACCGCGTCGCTGACCGCCTTGCACATCTCCGTGTTGTGGTACACGGAGATCCGCTGGCCATAGGTGGACGCTTCTTTGCACGGCTGGACCTTGATGATCGAGCCGTTGGCGAACGAGATGTCGCCGGCGGTGATGACGATGTCGCCGTCCGGATTGTCCGTGGTCCGCTCCCGCTTGCGGAGGGCTGGCGAGTTGCGGATGCAGTCGACGATGGTCTTGAAGACGGTGTCGCTGCCCTGATCCTCCGAGTTCGCCTGAATGACGATGACCTGGTCGTCGTACTCGCTGGCCCGGTGCAGGTCGTACATCCCGGTGACTTCCGACTTGCCGCATCGGCGGGGGAAGCACGGGGCGATGGTGCGGAACACGAGCTGGCCGGCGGCGTCTACCGCCCAGAGCTTGCGGATGGACCTGGCCTGCCAGGGGCCGTAGACCAGCGGGACCCAGCCCCGCCCCTTCTCGTCGCGGCAACAGTTGGCCTGCACCCACGCGATGTGCTCGTCGGGCGTGAAGTGCCGGCGCATGGAGGCGGCCTGCGCGGCCGCCGGCGCCTTGGGCCCGCCGCCCAGCAGCGACGCGATCGCGTCGGCCTGGCCGGCCGTCTTGGTTTTCCGCACTCGTTTGGCCATGATGCTACACAGCCCTTCGGCAAATGAAGGAAGGCACCGAGTCCCCTATAAAAAAGGATCAGCCAGGCGGGCATGTACGCCTGGCTGATGTGGATGCGGCGGTCGGAGAACCTGCCTGGGCCAATGGCCCGCCGCGTCCCGGCCTCGCATGGACTAAAGGTTAGCGGTCGAGCTTGCTCGACGTTCGTCGTTCGAACGGCGAACGGCGAGCGTAGCTCGACCGCTAACGGCCGTTAAACGAACTCCGCCTCCAGCTCGCTGCGGCAGTCGAGGATGGGCGAGCCGTAGCACGGGCGGCACGTGATGAACCGCGAGGCGGCGGCCGTCTCGGAGATCTCCAGCGCGAACTGCCCGGCGGCGTCGGTCAGGATCTTCATCTCGGCCGAGTCGTCGCCGGCCAGGATCGTCCCGATCGGGGTCGCGCCCGCCGACAAGGTCGCAGTGGCGGAGTCGGCCCCGCCCGCCGTGTCGGCCACGTGGATCTCCAGCGGGAGCGAGGCGGCCAGGTCGTTGCCCGCGATGTCGGTGAGCTGCAACAGGACCTCGATCTTGTTGCCGGCCTCGGCGTCGGGCGTGCCCCACGTCGCGACCACGAACAGGTCCTGGAGGTCCGCCTTGAGCTTGGCGGCCGAGACGGCCAGGGAGGCGATCGACGCCTCCAGCACGGAGCCGGCGATCGGCACGGCCGCGATCGCGGCCACCAGGTCGGCCAGGAACTGGGGCAGATCGCCCCCGTTGGCATAGAACGTCGGGGTGTCGCGACGCAGGGCGAGGATCAGGTCATCAGTCAACGTTTGCATGGTCTTCTCCGGGTCTTTCTTCTAAAGGGTTCGGTCTCTCTGTGTCTCTGTGGCCCATCGTTCAGGCCGGCGTCTGCGACGCCACCAGCTTGCGGAACTCTTCCAGGATGCGAGGCTCGACGGTCTCCCAGTTGGGGACGATCCGCCGGCACGCCTCGACCAGGTGGTCGATGGCGTCCTTGTGGCGGGCCTCTTCGGCCAGCCTGCTATCGAGCATTTTTTCCACGCGGCTGGTC